TCAGTAGGCGCAGATCCACTGGTTATGGACTCCGTAAACCATCGCGCCGGTTTTGGCGCCGCTCGAAGTACAGGCCGACGGCGGGTTCGTTGGCGGATCGCAGTCCGGACAATAAAAATGAGCGCCATTAGTGACGCTGGAAGGCGTCGACGCGAAAGTCAGGCCCGAGCTTACAAACATCGTGCCCACCATAACGTCGCCGCTGGTATTGCGTGCTGGTGGCGTGTAGGTAGAGGTGCTCTGCCCTTGATCATTAAACGATGTGATGCTGCCCGCAAGATTAGTCACGAGTGCCGTAGTGGCGCTGCCCTTTAGTACATCCCAGCTGGCGCAGTTGTTAATTCCGGTCCAGTTGATCTGGATATAGTTCGAGCTGCTTAGCGCAGCTGGTCCATTAGCGACCGTGTTCGACGACGGCGACAGATAGGTCGTGCCTCCATTGTAATCGTGACATACCACGTAGTATGGACCGTAAGACGAACTTCCCGTGGTCCCTATCACCGTGATCGTCGGCGCTGCCGGATTAGGGAGCGCAGTCGCCACAAGGTGCTGCAATCCACCTGCGAAACTTGGCACTCCACTGAAAGTCGTGTTGCCGGACAATGTCCAGGTGTTTCCGATTGTTTGGACCGCGCTTGCCTGATTGGACCAGGGGATTCCGGCCGGCGGATTTGCTTGCGGCGGCGCGGTTCCAAATTCGGTCTCGTCGAACAGCACCGTACCCTGCATTCCCTGGCTTCCGAACGCGCTGGTCGGCGTCTCCACATTGACGATCTCCGGCGTTCCGCTGTTTACTGACAGCGCGCTTCCACGAATCGCGATATTGCCTGTGCTCTGCGGCGAAATGGTAATGAGGGGCGTCGTGCCCGCGGAGGTGAGGCCCCCACCAAAAATGTTCACCGACGCTGGACCCGAGATGAACAAAGCACCGGCGCTGCCCCCATTTTCAACGTCCAGAGCAGGATCAATCAAATTGAAAAGATTGAAACTCGAATTGAAATTGTTGGCGATAATACTCCAGACGGTGTTGTTCTGCGGCGACATATAGGTCTTTGACCACGTTCCGCCACTACCCGTCAAAATCATGCAGGCCCATCCACACGCATCGATCTGCAAGTTATCCGCTTTAGTCACTCCGGAAGTATTCGTATCGATATAGGCTGACAAGCCGCCGGCGCCGCTCAGACGCAGATCAGCTTGCTCTGTATTGAATGACGAGTCCGCGATGAGCATTGCGGCATATTGTCCACTCAGGTTCAGATCGTGATACCGTCCACCGGTATTGACTAGGGATAGAATCGCAGTAGTGCCGCTAACGCTCAGTCCGTCGAATTCTGCGCCGGCTCCTAGCGCCAGGCCCAGGTTGCGCACTGCTAGCCAGGCGCCTGCACCCGCCGGCCCGTCGCCTGGCGCCATGTCGATGCCGTTCCAACGGTCGGCTCCAATCAGAAATGGACTCGTCGTAGTCGCCGCGCCATTCATGTTGAGTAGATTGTCAAAGTTCAGCAGCAACAGACTATTCGCATCGCCCGTGAACTTGGCCGCGTCCATCGCATACGCGGTATTGCCGCACGTGCGGCCCGCCGGAATCGCCTTGCGCAGCTCGAACGAATCGACCATCGCCGGGCCCACCGTGTTGAGCGTTCCAGTCGGCCCCGCCATCGGGAATACTTCCATTGACCCGCCGAGTACTTCGTCTTCATCCGCTCGCTGCGTGATCGTGCCGCTATGGGCGCTGGTGGCGACGCGCGTTCCATCCAGAAACAAACATACGTTCGCCCCGTCGAACACTGCTTCGATCTCATGTGCGGTATTAACGGTAAATGCATTATTTGCGCTATGCACTTCCGTTTCCGCGCCGCTTACTTTGAACATGGCATGGAGCGCTAGGTTCGAATCGATATAAACTTTCGCCGCGCCGTTGCAGGTCCAGGCGCCGCCCGGCGCGCTGAACCCGCACCCCTGACCATCCAGTTCGCTATCGCTGACGAAAAGAAAAGCCCCATTCCCGGATGGTGCTGCGCCAATCTTCATGAAAGCCCGGATATCCAAGGCGCTCAGGCCATTAAGCGGCGTAAGCCCTTGCGCCCGCATGACGTCACCCAGATCCAGCACGAACGGAGTGCTAGCGTCGTGCCATAACAGCGACTGTCCGCTACCGCTTGCTAGCGAATTTGACGTGAGCGTTCCGCCGTTCATCGACGAAATCGAGCTCGCCGCGCCGGCTACAAACACCGGTCCGTAACTCGTTGCTAAAGCGTTCGTCTTCTGTATAACCGCGGTCGCATTCATCCCATCACCATAGATCCGCATTCCAGTGCTGCACTGCACCACTACCGGTTTCAGGAATAGATACTGACCTGCTGGCAAATAGACGGAGGGTACCGTCGTCGTTCCCCCGGGCACTGTATTTGCCGCCGCGCATGCGGCATTGATCGCGTTCTGCACTGCCGATGAGGAATCGGCGCTGGCGTCACCGGTCGCGCCAAACGCTACCGCATTGTACACCCCGTTTATATTGTAGCCGTCGATTGTATTCGAACCGTCGCTCGCCCCGCCCCGTAAGCTACGCACGCTGGCGCTGCTCCCAGCAATTGTGATCGCCGCCGGCGGACCCGCCGCGCCTTTGATCAAGACTTCGCTCGCATTGAAAGTATTGCCTTGCGCGGAGCCGTATTGTGCGGAAAGAGCGATGCCATTCGGATTGAACTGGGGAAAGGTCTCTACTAGCGCGCCCCAGTTCCCCGCTTGGTCCAGACTCCACAAACTCTTGAGCCCATTGGGCGGCGTGGTGATATAAAGATTCGCGCCTCCTGATATTGCTATCAGCGCCAGCTCGCCCGATGAGCCCGGCGCCAGGCTGGGCACGCTGACCGTACTTGCAACCGTGTTAACTCCTGCACTGGTATCGACTGGCGAGGCCGTATTGACATTCCTGATATCAGCAATTCCGCCATTAAATTGATTCGGACCACTGCTGCACGTCCACGTATAGTTGCTTGGTTCGCTTGCGCCTACCACATGGTAGTCGATTCGTTGACAATCGGTGCCCGCGCAATCAATACGGATGTTAATCCATCCGCTAGGTGAGGTTACCGTTCCCCCGTCTTGATAGGAGACCACCGCAAACTCCACATCTGAGCCGGCCGCCACTCCTGCGGGAGTAGGAATCGTAAGATTCGCTCCGCTATGCTGCGCCGTGGAACTCGCCACCAGTGCGGGCATCTGCGAGGGAGCCAACTGCGCTCCGCTTTGATCATAAGAAAGCGCCTGACCAGACGCCGCCGCCGCGCCCAGATTGCTCAGCGGCATCCCGCTCAAACTCAAGCCGCTTAGCTGCGCTCCGCTTTGCCCATACGAGATCGGCTGGCCGGATCCGCTTGCCGCGGCCAACCCGGTCAATGTCTGACCATTCATACTGTAGCTGGCAGTCGCCGGCGCCAGCGAATTGATTCCGTTCTGAGTAGTTACCGGCGTCTTCCCATTCAAGACCGAATTTACCGATGGATTAGGATAACTGCCCCCCAGATCATTTCCTGCAGGACCTACCGGGCTGCCGCTTCCACTGCCAGCCTCACACGCCCACTGCCCGTGAGCTCCCAACGCCATCGCGCCGGTGCCGCCCGCGCTACATGGCGTCGTCTGCGTGCAATCTTGACACCAGTACAACTGTCCGTCCTGTTCCGCCGGCAGTTGCGCAAATGGCAGCCCAACCAGCCGCGGAGCGATTGGCGTCACGCCCGACAAGTGATTATTTATGTCGTTTCGAAAACTGGCTCCCGCTCCAATACCCGTGTAGTTGGGAATCGCCTGGTATTGTGCTCGTGCTAGGCTCCCCAAACCACCGGCAATGATGAAACTCGCAATAGCTAGAATCTTGCTGACTCTCATATTTTTTCCTAAAAGCCCAATGCCAGCCAGAAGAATCCGGTGAGTCCCGTTTTTGTGCCTCCCGCAAGTGCTACCGAACCTTCGCCATTCCAATCGGAGAAAAAGGTAATCGTCGATTTGCCCAACGGCGTCACAGGTTCAAGCATCAATGCGGAATTTACCAGCGCGCCGTGACTCGCCGCGTTGTTTGACGCGTAATGCGCGATCGCCCACTCACTGGCGTTGCTGAACGCGATCGGCAAGCTGACTGTGAACATCGCATTTTCCACGCCGCCCGCGCTCAGCCCCGCAAACGAGAAAAAACCCCATTGCACGATTATCTCGATCTGTCCGCGGCTTGCGTCCGCGAAAGGAATCATCACGTAGCCATTGGCTCCCATCGAGCCCGAGAATAGCGCCGTAAACGCCTGCAGCACCCCGATATTCGCGATGTTCGTATCCTGCCGGTTCTTGATGAACGCGGTTCGATTCGCCAGCTGCTGATGCGGTTGGTTACTTACTCCGATCCCGCCAAAACTCGCCCCAATTCCTGCGCCTTCGACCGGATCGGTCTGTTGGATTTCGTAGATCTCGTTTGCGCTATATTCCGCGCTGTCGATGAGACTTGCCATGCTCTGTTCCTGCAGCCGCTAAACTCAGCGCTCGAATGCTGATAGTTAAAAGGTTAAGGTCCAGGTCCCCGAGTAGTTCCCTGCTCCCGTATAGGCGAACGCCGGCACGCTAACGTGCGCGATCATCGGAGCAGGCGCCTGATGAAATGCCGCCAGCGTCCACACCACGCTCCCATCGTTGGTCGTGCCATTCAGTGCTGTTGACCACACTGGAGCCGCATTCCCCGTGGTCCCGGGCGTAGTGCAGCGCTGCAAATTACCGTTGCTGTCAATCACCAGGCTGTTCACCGCCGTCGCCGTATTACCCAGCCAGGAAGGATTGCTTGTACTCTGGGCTACCGGCAACGCGACGCTTCCGCTATTCGCAAAAAGCCCCAGCTCCTGGATCGTAATTCCGCTCGCGCCGTAGTCGCTGGTCAGCAACGCGTAATTGAACTGCACGCTCCCGGAGGACGGGAAGCTATGCGCGCCAATCGCGTTATAGTATGCCGGGCCGGGACTAAGGCTTGTATCAGCCGCGCTCGGTACTATATTTCCCGACCCATATCCGATAGCTGTCACGTATTGTCCGGCTGTCACTCCGGCGATCAGATTCGCCAATGCTGGTAATCCCGCATTGACGAAGATATTGTCCCTCTGCCATATCAAGACATTGCGATAATAAAGCCGTACTGTTCCACGTGGACGCATAATTCCTCTGCCAAAGCGTGATCGAAACGCTGGATTGCAAGCTTGCAGATCTGATCGCGCCGCCGCGACGGATCTATTTGGGCTCCGGAGACTGGAGCTTACTTCGTGGCTGCGATCGCTGAGCCATTTACTACTACTCCAGGGTCAGCTACTGCTGGTTCACTCGCACCATAGCTAATCCCGGCTTGAGTAAAGTGGCTGTTATATATTGGTGTCGTAGTTTTGTTGTCGCTTACCTGCCAGGCCGGACTCGATACCACATCAATTGCGCGCGACACCTGGTCGCGCTGGCTGAATATCGTAACTACGCTGTCGGCCGGCAATTGCATTAACGTTGCAATTGGCGGCGCGTTGAACCACAGCGAGTCGAGCAGGCATCGTACAGGTTTGAAAAAGTTGATCGCCGCAATGATTCGGTTCGCGTCTGTATTTCCTACCGTCTGTTCATTGCTAATATTGAGGACCACCCTGAAAACTGCCCATCCTTCTGCTGCAGGATAGCTCGTCCCGCCCCAGCTGCTTTGGCCTTCTTGTAGCACCACGTTGTTCCAACCGAGCGATCCAAGAGCCGTTTTGATCGAATAGGGAGTCCCTCTCGTCCGATGTAGTGGAATCGCCGCCTTGAGCAGGGCCCGCAGTGAATCAAAATCTGAGGGTCCTACCATGTCGCTGCTCGAACTAAGCGTATCGATATTAGTTAGCGCGTCGATATCCGTTAATGCGTCAATCGATTCTCCGGTCGAGGCGCCGAGCTGCCACTCTGGCGCTAACATATCGAACTGCCATGCAAGCGGCAGCAGCGCGCTGTCCGGCGCCGAGTCGAGGCGATAAACCAAAATGCCTGTCAGATCGATGCTATCGAGACGCGACAGTAGCTGCAGCAGTGACTGTCCGCGAAGATCGTTGATCGATGGCTGAACTGTAAGTTGTGGCATCGCTGCTAACTGCCAATCGGACCCGTTGCTTGCGACAGCGCAATCGACGTGCAATTCGCCCATTGGCCGGCAGCTAAGGCGCGATATGCCGGGGCGGTCAACACTACTTCATAGACACCCGTTACTGAGAGCGCCTCTACGATTTGGCTTGGTACAATATCTCGCTGGATTCGCGACGCCAGCGCGATCGCGAATTCCTGCGCCGCGGCGTTTGCCGCCGCCATCGTGCTCACCGGGTCCGCGTCGCTGTATAACGTCACTGTCCCCGTGATCTGGTAATCTACTTCGACCACCGGCAACACATTGACCGTGTCCGTCAATGGCCTCACGTTGTCGGCGCTGAGCTGACTTAGTATCATTCCGAGCAACGCCGGGCTCGCGACTCCAGCGTTATTGGGACTCCCGGAAGGTTGCGTGTTAATCGGACCCGTCAGCACGTACACGTTCACTTGCCCGGGCGCGGGCGATGTTACCTGAGCGTCAATTATCGACGAACTCGCGCTTAGCGCGAAAAACCGGTAGGCACCCTCTGGACCTGCCACGCTGAACTCGTTGGGCGCGGCTTGTATTCACCCCCTCAAATGATCGTCGCTTTCCGGCGCAGCCCCTCCTCCACTTACATTCGTATTCGTCACCGCTTGAACCAAGACGCTCGGATTAAGTTGGACGTTGATCTGTCCGGGCAAGTAGCCGTTCGCTCCGGGCCCCGCAGTTAAGGCGCTTGCTGTAACGCTCCCGCTAGTTACCCCGGGCGCGAACGTCAATGCCGTCGTCGTTGCGAAGATATACTGCCCATCCGACGTTCCTACCTGGCTCCCCGCCGGAATCGTGTAAGAAACGTCCAGACTCGACGCCAAGCTGAATTCGAGAGTGGTGACAGCACTCTGTGCGCCGAGCCTATTCACTCCTAGCAGCTGGCCTAAATAGTCGATCATCGGAAAAGTAGCGTAGGCTAGCAGATTCTGCTGCCCCGCGTACTGGATCGCATTGCGCACTAGCGCTTCTCGATAGGCATAAAGATTAATTAGCAATCGCTCGACTTGCGCGGGCTGCAAGGTGCGCCCTGCCGCCGTTTCGAACTCCGCTACCATGTCCGCAAGGATAAGATTAGGATCCAATCCGTTAGCATCATTCACAAAGATTGGAGGTGGTAATACAGGAGGTGCCGCCGCCATAAATTCCTGCTGCTCGCGAAATCGTCTGTTTATCGTTCTGAAAAACTACGTCGCCGTTACAAACCCATCCCGATCGACGCTAGCATCACCGTAGTATTCTGTGGCTGCGCTCCGATACCCGGAGCTACTTGACTACCGCTCAGCGCCAGCCGCCAGGTGGCTGTTACACTCAGATGGGCGCCCGACTGTGGCGTGCTATCGACTACCGGTGCAATAGCTATTTTCAATAGCTTTACGCGGGGTTCCCACTGCAAAATGGCTTCCGTCATCTCTCGTACCATGGCCGGTCTCGCTGCCGGCAAAGGGAAATCGAGGTATCGCCAGACATCTACCCCGAATGTCGGTCTGAGCGGATCCGACCCTTTCGGAGTCGTCAGAATGATTCGGATGCATTGGTCCACATCCTGCAACCCCTGCACGACGTTCCCCAATCCCGAGCCCGCACCGCCGCCAGCCGTTGCATCAAGCATCAGAGACCAATCCGCCGAAACAAGGTCGGCCAAAGTAATCGCGCCGCTTGGCATTAGCCCCTCTCAGCTCGCCTCAACGATCGCACTGGCGCTATTAATCGTGCCCGTGCCTGCCGGACAGACCACCGTATCTCCCAGCCTCGCTACTCCCTTCAGCATCCCGTTTCCTAGCTTGATCTGACCTCCTGCCGAAATGCTGACGTTGCCGATACTATCAATTTGGATATTCGCCCCATTCGCGTTGATGCTTACCTGTCCGCCTACCGGCAAGTTTATTGCCAGAGTGTGCGTCCCTCGATCGTATTCAACGCTGCCGCCGTCTTTCGCAGTCCAATTTACTTTGTCGCCGGACATCCCAGCTATGGTCGTGTCGGCGGTGGAGTAAACCGCCCCTAACACCACGCCGTCCTCGTCGAAAGCGTCCATCAGACAGACTACTTGCTCGCCTATATCAGGAAGAAAATACATCTTGTCATTCTGGCTCTTGGCCACCACTACTGGCAGCCACCAGCTCATCAGTTGATCTCGTTCGGGAAAGCGTACTCGTACTCGGCAGCCGGACACGTCCTGCGCTGCTACTATTCCTACTCGTAACTCGCTCACTTTTACGCCTCTCGTTGGCCATGCGCCTTGCCTTAGGTTCTGCCCCATTAACTCATAGGCTTACAGTTGGCGAGCTTCTATCGCTGTTGTATAGCCCGTGCTCCGATTGAGGCTGTGCCGCGCCGTCTCGATTAGATAGTTGCCATCCTTGACGCCAAACCCGCCGATCGTAATTACACTTCCAGCCGCCAGGATTGGCATACCCTGCGTCACCAGTCTCATCGTCCGTTGTTTCATATTGGCGGCGTGCAAGGCGCTTTGTGCTTTCAACGCGGCCTGCTGACCGTCCTCACAGCGTACTCGACGCTTCAGCGAATCGCCGCTGGCCGGCGCAGGCGTTGCTACCAGCGCTTGGCTCACCAGTTCCTTGGTCGCCAACTGCTGATAGCTTACTTCCGCTGCCTGGTAAACCTCGTGAGTCTTATCGACAAAGTTGAAGCTGAGAATATTCGATCTACCCAATGAAATAACTGGGGCGGACCCTTCGAGAGCTGCCACCGCATAGAATACTAGCTGATTGCCGCGCACGGTGAAGTCATAACCATGTGCAACCGCTTGCCTCTTCAGAAAGCCCAAGTCCGTTTCTTCCCGTTGCGTTACTCGACTGAACACGACATCAGGCGTGTTGGATGTCCCTAGGAAGGTAAACGAGTACGACTCTGCTATCCCCTGCGCAATCGCGCTGAGGCTCTGATTTTCGTAGGCAGCGCTTTTCAACGTTCTCATCGCCGGGGTGATCCACGCTGCCAGACATCGGATGCGGAATACGTCAGGCGGCCCCTCCAACTCCAGCTCATCGACTTGAAAGTCGCCGCAAGGAAGCAACTCGCCCTCCTCGTAGCCCATCTGTAGATTTACTACGTCTCCTTGCTGTGGATACCAGGGTCCCTGCCATAACTTCTGCGCGTCTTCCAACTCCACTTCGATCTCACCCGCCGCCGCACTAAGCCGATCGATATATGCCACGCTCAAAGTCATCGGCGAAATATTCGTGGTAATATCTACGCCTTTATAGGTCAGGACAAACTTCGGCGTTGATACGATCATCAGCCTGCCATTGCTTCGCTAACTGCTCGATCAGCTTGCCAGCTTCCAGGGTGGCAGATTTGTCGTCGCAGTCTGACTCAGTTGAATCAGTGGGATCACTATTTGGATGCCGGTTGCGAGTACCGCCGCGATCGGCGCCGCTGGATTCGCCGCTATGATCGGCGCGAACTGCGTGGGATCCCCATAATAGGTCCACGCGAGCAGATCCCACCGTTCATTCGTTGTTGTTATATGCGTAACAAATGGTGCCGCCATGACTGTCCTTCTTTTAGACCGGACTGCGAACAATTGCGGATACCGGCACATCGGCTGCGATCATCAGCGCCGAGCCGGGACCGCTCGGCGCTGGATTGCCCAGCAACGGAGACAAACCAGCGGCGGTCATGATAGGTGCTGTGTAGATGCTCGCGCTCGCGATGTTTTCTCCTGGCGAACCTGCCGGTGCGATGTACGGTACTGTTCCGGTGGTTATCCCGCTGGATGCGACTACAGCAGCTATGGGTGCGAAGGATCCCGCCGGTAAGTTATTGGACCCCGAATTTTGTGTGGGCAGCCATTGCTTCAGACCCACTCGTACTGATACTGACACCGGATCGCCTACATCGCTCGTCTGTTTGTCAATCGTGCCTATCGAAGTGATGACAAAGTACCCTCGATGTACTCCATTGCCGAACACTAAGGCGCGCGCCTGGTGGTCCGATGCCGCCTCGAGCAGAGCCTCCAGTTGCGCTGCCGGGTTTGTGAAACTCACATGGAACAGAACGTCCAGCGTTACTGTCTCAAGTTCGTCGGCTATCCATTGTAGTTGCGACGTGTCTTCTACTACTCGATGTTCGGCGTAATGCCAGTTACGCTCTGCCGTGATCTGTTCCGGACCTGCCAGCGTTTCGAAGACTATATCTCCCAATACCGCGAACATCGGTGCCCCTGGCTTCTCCTTATTCCTTTGCCGCTTCTGCTTTGAGTCCTAGAACTCAGTTCGCCGTTGCTTGGCCATTTCACGGTGTAGCATCTCGCTGATCTCCCGGCTGTGACTCAACAGTCCTGCGATGATCTTTCGGTCAATATCTCGATCAGTCAGCGTCGCGTTGATTATGACCGTCGGAGAATAGTTCAGGGTCGGTGCTGGATCGTTCACCGCCGGACGCCTGCTCAGGATTTGGTGCGCTCGTTCCGTGCGCGCGCCGCCCAAGTCATTCACTTCCAGCAGTAAAGCCGCGCGCCGCTCTCCTGCCGCTACCTGACGGTCTATCTCCCCTGGCGTCGCAAACCCATTCCCGGCCCCGTGAACTCTCGCCAACAGGGTTGAACTTCGCATTCGCCCTGTCACTTCATGAATTTTGAATCGCCCCAATGAATCAAGCTGAACTGATCCAAGCGGTTCACTCCTTGATAGTCCCCGCTGCCATGCGAGCAACTGCAACCCTCGCGCTGTTGGGATTGTCAATTTCCTCGTCGCTCGCTTATGCTCAAGCGTGGCATTTGCGACCAGGTAGTTAGTAGATCCAATACGCTTCGCTACGGGCGAGACTCCTTGTACTGCTTCCTTTCCGATTCGGCCTGCATCGGCGATCAAAACTCTTCGGCTTCTATCCTGCGTGTCGAAAGCTTTCGCCCCGTGCACCCATTGCTTCAAGGCAGAAAGTGACTCATCGAGCCATTGCAGATTCGCTGGATCGTAACCTGCGATCCTCTTTCTCTGTATGATCCTCTCCTGCTTTCGCCCGCCACCTATAAGCGCTTTTGGAGCCCTGTTCTCCGTAAGTTTGCTATTATCTCTGAACAATTCGTTTGATCTTGCTTGCCCGGTTATCTCTTCTAGTCTCTCGGCCAATTTTAGCGCGTCTCTAACCAGCCGGTATTGATGGTCGTGGCCTCTTGTTTCAAACCCTTCTTGCTCCTGCGGCCCCCCTTCCGTGCTGGCGCTGCGATCATCTTGGAGGTTTCGCTCGGCTCCGTTTTGATACCGCTGCTGACGCTTACCTATGACCGGGCTAAATTGCCGCGCTGGCAGTTCCTTCGGTATCCCTTCGATTCGGGCCAATCCAGCATACCCCTTGGCGATCCGTATTAATGAGTCGCCAGCGGCGCTAAGTGCCGCGAGAGCGGCTCCCAAACGAGCCATGCTGCGTAAGTCAGTCGATCCTGCTCTCATTCCTGCTGCTCAGACCGTTTGACATCGAGTGGTCCGATTTCCTTGCCGTCCGAGGTTTCGCTCTGCCTACCCGTATCGCTCGTCCCATTACCTCGCGGCCGTCTAGTTCTGCTACCGCACAGGCGGCATCTTCCTCCGTCATCATGTCAACGAAGCCAAAGCCGCGTGACATTCCCGTCCAGCGGTCTTTTATAATCTCCGCGCGCTCCACGCCTCCTGCCCACTTGAAAACGTCGCGCAGTGCGTGCTCGTCAATGGCAAAGGCCAGATTACCCGCATATACTCGCCGGTTCGTAGTCACAGTCTCAGTCGCTCACGCCTCATGCTGCCTGCAGCTGACAATCGTTTTAAGCCAATGCTTCGCCTCAGCTAGACTCATCGTTTCAAGTTCACTTAAGGAAAACCCGAATCCTATTAGTTCGGCTATTGCCGCTGCGCTCAGGAGGCTGCCGCTTCGCTTCCCGGCGCTGCCCGAAAATTTGCGCCGCCTTCTCCTTCAATTACCTCGGACTGCAACATCAACCCATCTGCTGCTGGCAGCTCAAGCAGATCTTCATAGACCGCCGGCTTGCCATCGAGCATTGCTACTTCGGCGACCAGCGCCAGCGCTAATGCCATTGGTTCGCTGCTAAACTGCGTCACGCGATGCGCCTGTAGGAGATCGCGTACCTTTGCCATCCGAAATGTCGCGCTGCGGCCCGAAGGTAGCATGATCGTTCTCGTGTCTTCACTCATGCTTTTGGCATCCTCCTAACTAGATTTCTTCTCGCCGGCTACCAGATACTGCTGTGCGCCGGCGCTTAGCCTCCTAGGTTACTTCTGAATTGCGCCAGCTGATCGATCCCATTGACGACGTAAATGTTGGCCAAGACATCGTAAAGATGGATCTGCGCGCCGCCGATATAAAGCTCGGAGTGATACACCGAAAGTGACGACGTGGTGTTCACGTTTTCATGCTGTTTCAGCGCAAGGCTGCCCGCGTCCTTGAACACCGCTGTCATCAGATATACAAACGGCAGTTGCGCGGTTCGTCCTTGACTGGTGTACTGGTCAAGGCTCCCTCTGACCTGGAATGAATGCGAAGTGAATGGGCTGTCCGCTGCATAGAGCGCCTCTGGATACAGCGACGCCCACTTGATTTTCGCTTCCAGTTTATCGACCCCTGCCCAGAACTCCGCAGTTCCTGCCATTCCCAGCGCCTTATGCTCCACCATCCGATGGCGCGGCTGCGCTAGCTCGATCTCCTCGGCTCGTCCTAGCAGGCCGACTCCGTCGATATAGATGTTAGCGTTAGTTAACCGATTGACTGATACGTCCATGATTCTTTTCCCTTGTCTCCAGCGTCAGCCTCTGAGCTAAAACCCTGGCCCCCTCTTAGGCCGTCGCCGAGGTTCCCATCAGCGCGCTGCTGGCGCCAAGTTGGGTCAATAAGGTCGTGTCGATATACACGTTAAACGTTACTCGCTCGGCCGGCGGCGGCGGCATTACGTCGATGTCGAACACCAATTGACCGGCGGCGATCGTGTTCGGTGGATTTTCCGCCGGATTGTAGGAGGCTGCGCCTGCTACCAGCGCGCCGCGCTGGATTAAAGTCCGGATAAACGAATTCACGCTCGCCAGGATCGCTGTAATCAGTGCATTGCTAATCGGCTGATCCAGGAACTGTAACATCGCGAGCTCGACCGACTCCTCGATCACGTCCATCGTGCGCCGCACACTGATGAAGTTATCGGGTGTGGTAATCGTCGGATAACCCGCGCTCCGATTGCCCCACACTCGTAGCCCGGTGCCGAAAGCATTGAACACCGTCACGATGCCTGCCGAGTTCAAGTTGTTAACGTCTGACGCCGCGTCCAGGATCGAAGCATAGATCGCTACGTCCGGCCCCAAAATTCCGTTAACCGGCATGTTGGACGGCGACCACCAGTATCCTTGCTGTAAGTCCCGCGCCGCGATCGCGCCGGCCACCCACTGTGAGTACGGCCCTATGGCATTGGCGTTCGCTTGGCTCTGCACCGGCGCAGTTCCATTCAGCGTCACGCCGGTCGGAACTACGCCCGTGTCAAAGAAGGTTTCCTGCGGATAACACAGAATCGTCCGTGTCGAGCTCGTGTCGAAAGCATTCCCGTTCACGCCCCGATTCGCGATCGCCGCCGCCACTGTCGTGCTGGGCGGCGAGTCCACCAGCGCGATCCCCCTCATACTCCCCGCAATCGACGTTAGCGCCGTCGCAACGTCGGCATTCTGCGCGTACCCCGGCGCAATCAGCAGCTTCGGGAAGAAGCCCATAGTGCCATAGGTCGTTAGCCACGCCTGCATGCCCTTGTACGTGGACCCGGTCACTTCCCCAATAATGTCGCTGTCCTGGACTTTGCTCGGATCGGCATAGCTGAACGACGCAATCACCGTTGCGCCCGCCGGGATTGTTCCTCCTGCTCTTAAAGTCGCAACTCCATTTACTAGGTCTGCCGAGTAATCCGCACTGCTCGAATAGGCCGTCCCCGAATAGTAGCTATAGCCGGCCAGCACCGCCTCAGTCGCCGTAAGTGCGCCGCTGGCGAGCCGGGTAATTAGTCCTGTTCGCGCGTCAACCGTGTAATCTGTGCCTTGAACATAGGTCGTTCCCGCCGGGTTGCTTGTCACCACGACCGACGACGCCTCGACGTTCCCATGCGTCAACTGGATAGTGCTCGGCGTCCCTGCAAAACTGTGACTTTCGCCGCTCACCGCCGTGGTCGCAACCGGCATCAAGACCAGATTGCTAATCCCCATGTGCCCTAGGTTGATCGCCCCCGCCGAACTGAAGGTAAACGACGCAACCAGGTCGCTGGTATGGATCGTCTCGTCAAACACATTAACCACGATAACCTGGCCGGCGCCTTGCGCTTGGATTGCCGCCAGCGCATACGGAATCGTGTAACCTTGCGTCACCGGTCCAAAGTTCGCCGCGTCCATCACTGAACTTACCAGCGTAGGCGAGTTTACTGCCGGAGCCGTCGCCGAAGGTCCAACTAGCCAGGTCGGCGCGGTCCCCACCAGACCTATCACCGACGATTTGACGACCGTTATTGGTGCTGGTCCGGTCGTCGTCTCGATTACTTCCACGCCATGAAGAAATGATGCGGCCATATTTCCCTACATCTGCAGCTGCCCCAAGCCCGCGGCTGCTCTGCTCCTTGCTTTGCCCTTCGCAGTCTTCCGACTGCTCTAATTGGATGGTGCTAGCGGCGCGCTCCCCCCGGCTGCCGTTACGCTGATGATCTCCGCATAGCTATAGGAGATTGTAACTGTGCCTCCAGCCGGAATAGCGCCCGTCGGGACTCGACCTATAATGCCGTTGACGTTATCCACGGTGTAGTCGCTGCCAAGTAAGAAAGAGCGGTTGCCATTCGTGCTCGCAACTATCACCGATGCTACATTTCCGTTAGCTAGTTGAATCTGGTCAGTCGCCGGAAACTGATACTGACCCGCCGCGACGCTCACCACGGTCTGTCCTCCCTCTTCGAGCGCCTCGCCTCGTATAAACAAGGGAAAGTTGTCCGTGATTGAAGGCTCAACCGCTATCGTACTGAACCCATAAGTCGATTCGTAAATCCACACGCCCCCTTGCTGGTCGCGTCTTATAAACCGTTCTGTAATCGGGTAAGCTTTGCTGCAGCCGCCCGGCTGAAACCCAGTTAGCGCCGCCCGAATTGATTCCATCAGACTGTACGCGCCCGGACTCGTGCCATCTGCCTCTCCGCCGTAGTTCCAGCCTAGGTCGCGTACTAAAAGCCGGATTGCAAATCGTAGCCGGCGCGTTTGCACGATCGCCGCTACGTCCATCGGCTTGTCATAGGAACACCCGTCATACCGGACCAGGGCCGCTCCGATTCGATGCGTTAGCCGGTAGCTTTCTGGCTCCGCTGGATAATGCGCGATCTCGATCTGATTGATTTGCGCTTGCAGCTGACTGAGTATCGCGGCCTCCAGGGTCGCGATATCCAGGGGCGTCGGAGGCGAAAACGTAACTCCGGCCCACGCGCTGTCGAGCATTACCGCCATTCCTCAGTAGCCTCGCAGCGTTCCGCGACTGAAGATGCGCGACGGCAGTATCCCTGATGGATCGCCGCCCGCTTCGGTCACTACTGCTCCGCTCGCTTCCGGCGGCTCGATATTGTCCGCCGACAGCCCCAGCGTTACTTCCCCGCGCGCTACCTTGAGCAGCAGGCTTACCGCATCCTCGTAGCGCTTCCGCGCGTCAGTTACGTCGTGCGACGGCCGTAATGCCTGCAAGCGGTACATCGCGATATCGCAGGTTAGCCGATTGAGCACCGCCGGAGGATCGAGCAGCGGCAGCGCGAAGCGTCCTTCTAGGTATCCGTCAATCTCTGCGCTCGCGTCATCCACTACTTGCTGTAGCGCCGTGGTGTTTACCGCAGTTTGCGTCGGATCCTCGTTGGTCAGCTGCACCAAATCGCGATTCGGATACCGCGCGACCATGTCATTCGGACTCGCGTAGCTCATCCGTTTTACCTCAAGCGTACCTTGTGCTCAGAAGCTCAGCTCCGCTTTCTTACTTTTGCTTGTTATCCTTCAGGTAAGAGGTCCTAGGCCAAATACTCGCTCACGATGAGCTGTGCGCTTCCTTTCCAGATATTCGACGTTGGAACCGTGGAGCTGCCGCCCGTTCCTACCATGAATTCCGAGTGCAGCAGCTGCCTTCCTACTTCCTCCAGCGCCGGCGGCACCAGCAGGTATGCGCTCGCTGGATCCGTTAGCGCCCCGAACGGTAGTCCGCCGTCTGTTTTGATCGATCGCATTGCTGTGCGCGCCGCCCCATAGTTCGCCGGCACGCTTAGATCAGTGTTGCTCGCATACGCCAGTTGCCATAGACCCACGCCCGTATTCGCTCGCCCATCGACGCCAAAGCGAAACTCGCGCCGGTTGAATACCGACTCATCCGTCAGCGTGTTCATCCGCGTCATCGTGTACTCGCGCCGCAACTGAAAAATAAACGGCCGCAACGCCCGTGAAGCATCGATTAGGAACCACCACGGCCCGCTCCCGGTCGAGTTGATATTCGATGCTATCGTGTCGCGCACGTCGCCCCCCGCTCCCAGCGGCCCTACCGGATGCGTTGCCGAGAAGAACGGCTGGCCGTCGAAACCCAGCACGCTCCCCGGCGTGTTCACCGCGTTCTTGATCATTGTGAACAGCAGTACATCCGGATGCACTTTCGTGTCCCAGCCGAGTTGCTCGATGATCGGCTCGTAAACTCCGTAGTTGTCGTCTTCAATATCGTTGCGGTCGATGCTAATCGTATCTTCAAAGTTGCGATTCGCGATCGTGTAAGTGTGCGTCTCCAGCGCCTGAACGACCCGGCTGCCCAGCCACTCCCGAAACTTGGTCGTCCTTCCTAGCCACGGATAAGTGGTCTGCCGCGACGTTGACCGTACGACCGTCGCAATCTTCTCGTAATAGGACGGCGGCCGTTCGAAGCCGCGCTGAAAAATTACGTCGAATCCCGTGAATAGGGCAGTTAGATTTGCTGCTGTAATTTCCATGTATCCCTGCTGTGAGAACGTGCTGAGAAATCTCGCGACGCCGAAAGCATCCGCTTCCGCTTATACTGCCGCCGCTGACTGATGCCAGAAATCAATCCACACTTGACCCGACGGATCGATATTGACTATTCGCCCGGCGACGCTCCTGGTCGGACCGCCCCAGTTGTAATCTACGAAGACCGTCGCTGCCGCGGCGATTCCGCCCCCGCTGATCAACATCAACAGCCCGGCTTGATAGTCCACCACGTAGTCGGTGCCTTCAACATATATCGTCCCGCCGCCCGCCGTGCTGTGCACCTTTACCTTGCTTACGTTCTCATGACCGAGACTGACTATCTGCGCTGACGCCGACGCCGGAAACGTGACCGCCTGTGCGCTTACCGGATTCGCACCCGAACCGTCGTTCGCCGATACTGAGTTGTCATCGACCGCGAACGCTGGCTGTCCAATCTGCGCCGCCCCGATCGATCCATCGTTGACGGCGTACATAAATACGCCGCGCCGCGTGACGATCGAGATCGCCCCGGCCGCACCCGGATTATTCACTGCGTCCTGACCGGGTATGCCGTTGAAGACCATCTCCGCGCGGCCCACGATCTTCAGGCCCGCCACGCTCGCCGCCGGCGTCGCATTGCCGCTCCCATCGAGCGCGACCATACTCCCCAGGTACACTGTGGTATTGGCTTCCACCGGATACACCTGCATGCGCCCATCATCTGCGAGCTCGGGCGTGTTCCGCGAATTCGTAAGTGCTGACATTGCTCACCGCTCTTTGTGATTCTTTCCGCTGGCTTTTGGGGACGCGCCGGCCGGCAATGCGCCATTTGCTGCGGCTCGCCCCTGATCTAGTGAACCTAAACTTCTACGAACGAAGATAAATGCGCGCCGGCGCTCGCGCGCGCGGCCTTGCGCTTGGCGAACTGCTCTCTGCCGATTCCCAGACGCGAGCACACCGCCCATTCAATCGCGCTCAATTCCCCGCCCGGCCCCATCTCTTCAGGCATTCCGTCCGCCCAGCTGCGGCGACGCGGCTTGCCTTCCACCGCTGCTACATTGAGCGCCAGCCTCGGCTGCCGCGCGACGAACTGCTGAAAGCCTTGATAATCCGCCCGGCAATAACTCAGCGCCCACTCCCGCTGCGCCGGCACCAGCTTTCCCGACCGGATCGCGGTTTCGACCGCATTCGCAGTTCGCTCCTCCGCACTGCGCTCGCGCAGCTCGCACAATTCGCGCGCTGTCGCTTGGAAGGCCCCCGCCGCGACATAGTCCGCTTCATTCTCACTGTTCGAAGCGCTCGGCTGCGCGCGCTCTATTGCAGGTTGCGCGCTGCGCTGGCCTGTTTCGGCCAGCGGCCCGCGGCGCAAAGTCGCAATGATCTCTTCGTCGGATACGCCGGGCGACAGCCCGCATAGCTGCCGCAGCCGCTCAAAGCCAACGTCATCTGCACCGCCGGCTTCTTGCTGAGCGTTGCCCCCCTGGCTGGGCTTGCCTCCCCCGCCGCTCGATTGTTCGCGCGCAGCGATCGCTTTCAAATATAAATTCGGATTATTAGTCAATGCCGCTCTGAGTAAACGCACGACTACTCCGTCGGCGTCGTGCTCGAATACGGGCGATATATACCGGTATTCTTTGGTCGCTAGCGCCGCCGCTCCATGCTGCGTCCACTCGACGCGTCCCCACAGCGCTCCTTCCCGTTCCGCCAATTCCTTGATCCATCCTGCCGCCGGCGCTGGACGCCCCTCCGGCGCCGCGAAATCGGTCGCGTGGTCGTAGTCAATCGGGATACCCGCGTCCATCCGCAGCTTGCTCGTCGCCGCGGCTACCCGGCTCGCATCATCTAGCCGGTATGGCCCGCGTCCATCGCGCCCGTTGAACTCTCCTGCCGGAATCAACTCAATCCACGCAGGCGGCGGCTCCGCCGGCGCATCCTCCAGCGTTACCGCCAGCCTATGGATTTGCAGCGCTTCTCGCCCTGAGATTACTTGCCCTGACTCGCTCATGCGCGCGATTCTCGTCCCTTCCGGCCCGGCCTGAAAGGGTGAAATCCTTCAATACTTGCTCAGTTCCTCGCCAACTGACTATTGTTGAGTCCTCGCGCCCTCAGCACCGCATCGTCCTCGCGCGGCTCCTCCAACCCCAATCGATCGAGCACCGACCTCTGGCTAATCCGCAGCCCGCGATCCGCCAGTTCCGCCACAATTTCCGCAAACACTTTGACGTCCTGATCGTCAGGCAGCGCCAGTTGCACCTGTGGATACCGCGCCTGCGGACCTGCGTTCAGATCGATCAACGGCTTGATCAGATCGCGCGTCAGCGTCGCTTCGAGCCGCAGCGCATCCGCCCCCAAAATATCGCGCCGCACCGCCTGATGAACTTGCGCGGCCGCCCGCGATCCTCCTCCGCGCGGCAACTCGGTCGTCAGCGTCTGCCCCAGTACCGCTTTGCTCACTTGCCGATCAAGAAAATCGCAAAATCGCTCATACAGCTCGGTGCTGCCGCTCTGCCGCGCCTGGTTAAACTCGATTAGCATTGAGTCGGGTATTATTGCCGCCGCGTCCGTGCCGATATTCGCCACCGCCTGGAGCAGCGCGCTCTTGTCCGCCTCCGTCGCTCCGGCTCCATACTTGCCCAACCGCAGCGGCTGCCCGAACACCTCGGCGTAAGTTACCCAGTCTTTCAAAATATAGTTCTTGAATAGGTAGGCCCACGCCGCCGCCCGCGCGATTCCTCCGCGAATTGGTAGTCCACTCTTCGCTTGCGCGTAATGTACGATAAATTTGAAGGGTGCCAGTGGCGCAGTTAACGGCTGCCGTCCGATACTGCTTTCATCCCCCGCGCGCCTCCGGCCCAATGGCAATAACCGCGCATCCAGATGCGCATAGCCGGCCTCCCGCTCGATCGCTACGCTCTGGTTCTCCTCCTGCAACGTCCGCACCAGCAGTTCCCGCCCGCTCACCCAGTCGAATAAAAACCAGCGCGGATCTCGCCACAGCAGTTGCGCCGGATACCAGCTGCTTCCCGACATTTCCCACATAATCTCGGTCGCGGAAAATCCCTTGCCGATCGCATCCAGCATGTCGTATAGCGCCGGTCTTAGATTGAGCGCGCCTTTGAGTAAATACTCAGTCGCCATCTCCGCCAGCCGCACGTCCGCTGCCGCGCTCGACGCGGCGCGTATCACCAGTTCGAGTTGTGCTACCGCCTGCTTCCGCGTATTCAGCACCGCAAGATAGTGCAGGTCCTTCTCCTCCATCTCTTCGGCCAACTCGAGATACTGAAAAGGATCGCCGAACTCCGCCTGTTGCAGCACGCCCGTCAGCTTCTCCGGCGTTAATCCGGCCGCCGGATGCATTACCGAGTAGATATTTCGCACGCCTGCCACGGTCGGGCCGGCCTGCTCCTCTTTCAGCCGCCCGATCGCGACTTCTCGCCCATACGCGTCGTATAGCATCAGCCTTTCACCATGTTCCGGCGCTGCCGAATCGTCCCCGGCGCCGCGTCGCCGCCTGCGTCTCGTCCATAAACTCCGCTTCCCAAATAGCCGCGGCGGGATTCGCCTTCACCGCTCGATAGCCATATTCACCCGCTGGCTCGCAGCTCGCGTAGTACGCCAGCGCTCCCGCGATCGCCGCGTCGCCATGACGGGTCCGGCCCCGCCTATCGACGCTCCGCCGCTCAGCTACTCGCGCTATCCCCTTCGTCACGGTTATCGCGCGATGGTCACTCAGGAGTTCGGCATCGCGCGGCAAATCAAACAGCCGATCCTCGAACGCCGCCTTGTAGCGGGGCATGTTGTCCCGATACCACTCCGCGGTGAGCATGACCTGCCGGATCCGCGCGCCGTAACGCTGCATCGCGCGCTCGGCTAGATACTGCCCATTGCCCCGTGCATCCATCGCCCCGCCGCTGAAGCGCGGCAGCCGATCGACCAGGTAAAAAAGGATTTCTTCCTGCTGCTTGAACGGGATATTGCGTAATTCCACGACCAGCGGTGTATGCCGCCGCAGGTCCGCGCCGAATTGCAGCGGCCAAATCACCGTCAGGTCGCCCGATCGCCCAAAATCTTCCCCAAAAAAACTTCGCGCATTCCGATCCAGTCCGGCCAGCGCCGGCCCGAGCCGCTCCTCGCAGAAATCCTGCGCTGCCCGGCTCCGCTCCGCATCCGGCAGCTGCGCAAACTCCCCCGCCGTTTCCCAGCGCACCACCGGCGCATCTGCCATTCGCGACTCGATTAACAACGACGGCAGATACGCTCCGCCGCTCGCCTTCGGCACGCACAGCAGCTCTTCGTCGGCGTCTTCCCCGTACTGCGCGAAAATTTCCGCGCGCCATTCTTCCTCCCGCGCGCTGCTCCACTCGATCCGCTTGATCTGGCAAATCCGATGGAACAAGCCGTCTGCGATCGCATCGTCCAGCGTTATCCGATGGAGTGAGTAATCTTTGCGGCCCGCCCGAATCTCAGTAACTAGTTCATTGAAATAGCTATGCGCGCCGTTGTGCGTCGAAATCACCCGCACCGCGCCGCCCCACAACGTGAACGCCAGCGCCGCCTTCATCAGCTCCGGCAGATCGTCGTGGAACGCCGCTTCGTCGATCACCGCTCGTCCCTGCTTCCCGCGCAGACTCGCTGGACGCGACGACAGCGCCACGATCTTGTGGCCCGAGCTGAACTTGATCCGGTACGCCAGCAGGTCGCGCCGTTCATCTTCGACGGCGATTTGCTCAGCGCCATGCACGGCCTTGTTGAATTGCCGCGCCCAGCTCGCCGCCGTCGCGATAAATTCCCGCGCCATCTCCTTGTTGTAGCCCAGGTACCAGGTATCGCAGCCGTTCTGCGCCGCCGCGTTCAGCACGCTGTCGGCCGCTTCCGTCCACGTGATCCCTACCCGCCGCGACTTCTCCGCCACCTTGACCGGCGCAGTGTCCGCGAGCCATCTCACTTGATACGGCAGCAAAACAGTTTGCGCGCCCTTGGCTATTCTCGATATGTCAGCCACGGCCTGATTTCCGCCCCTCTGACTATTCGGCGATCGCCAGCAGCACCCGCCGGATCTCATCGCATACCGGCTGCGTCAGCCCGATCCCGCCCTCGCGCTTGATCGCTTGCGCCATCTTCGCTTCCGCCGCCGCGGCTCGCGCCTCCACCTTGGCCTTGAGTTCCTCAGCGAACCGCCGATGCATCAGCGTGATCCGTCCCATCTGCGCGACGCTACGCGCCAGCGCTGCGACGTTCACCGCATGCCGCTCGCTCGGCTCCAGTTCGACCAGCGCGGCAAACAAATGTTGTTGCACGAGCCGCAGCAGCGCCTCACTGATCTGGCAGTCCTCCCCGCTCGCCTCCACAATTTCTGTCGCATGCGCCGTCGCCAGCCTCACTAGCTCCAGCTGATATTCGAGCTTGCTGCCCGGCTTCGCCACGGGTGCCGCGGCGATCGTACATCCCTGTTCGCTCAGCCATGCTCCGAGCTCGCGCGAATCTTTGAAGCCGCCGTCGCGCAGCCGCCGATCGAGCTCTTGCCGCGCTGCCGCCGGCAGCCCGTCACTTTTCCTGCGCGCCGCCATCGGCTCCCTATCGCCGCCTCGTCAGAATCATGAATCGGACCGCGTGCCGCCCCGACGAAGTACACGGGCCGCTCACTCCGCCGCGTGAGCCCCGGGCCAATCCTTCCTACCAATACCGCTTTGGCCGCGCGATTCCCGGCGGCGCGGAAATCGTATATTCCACGATATCCACTCCCGCCGCAGTGAGTTTCACGAACCAGCTTTCGCCATCTTCATCTTCGATCGTGATTAAACTTAGATTACGCAGATAGTCCAGTTCGCGCCTTACCGCCGCCGGTCCCAGCGCTAATCGAACGTCATTGAGTACTCGCCGGATTATATTTTCCGATACTGCGATCGGCCGCCCCGCATCCAATACTCGCAGGATGCGCCATCGCGCCTCTTCGCGCTGCCGTTGCTCCAGTCCTGGTCCACTCACGCTCATGCCACTGTCTCGTCAAGCCCTGTCAGCCCGCTTCGCTCGTATAACTTCTCGCGCAGCTCCGATATCTCCGCCCGCATCTCGGCCCGCAGCGCGTCCAGCTTCGCTTCCAGCGTATTGCTGAAGCGTATCCAGTCTTCGCGCCGCACGTAGTCCACCGGCAACTGCGCCTTGAGCTTCAGCAGCTCGCGCTCCACCGCATGCGAAAACTCACTCCCGTCGCGCGCGATCGCATCCAGCCGCTTTCCCACTTCGCGGCTGTACTGGCCCAATAGCCAGCGCAGCGCCGCCAGGTTCAGCCCAATCAGCGTGACGAAGGCGAGCGCGAAAGTCGCGATCGCATCCCAATACACCATCCTTCTCCTCTTCGCGCCCTACGCTGTTAGCTCGCCTGTGGCTCCGGTTCCGTTGACGCCTTCAGCTTGACTGCGCCGGACATCGCCAGCACCACGGTCGCCAAACCCGCCCCGTAGGCCGCTGCATCCGTCGCATCGAAGTGCCCCAGTCCGAAGACCGCGGCCGACCAGAAAATGATATATGCGGCAGCCCCGATTACTCCCACCAGCCGCGCCGCGTCGTACGTCAAGTTGTCCTTTCCCGTCAGGGCATCGTGTAGGACTTTCATCCGTGCATTCCCGCTTCGCTCGCCTCCTTGTTCGTCGGCCCCGCGCAGCCCGCCAGCAGGCTATCCAGTTGGATCACCGCCCCTTTCAGCAACGCCACACTCGCCGCGTAAGCCTTGATCGTTTCCGCCGGCCTGGAGTTCGGATTGAGACCCGCGATCGGCAGCGCCGGACGCGCCGGCGTCCCGCTCCCGCAGTACACCGGCTCATACACCGGCACCCGCACTTCCACCGGCCGCGGCGCAGACGCAAGGGGCGGGGCCGACGCGCAGCCGGCCATCAAGAAAATGACAGACGGGAGGAGGCGCCTTACCATTTTCCCAACTCCGGTCCCTGCGCGTTGCCCCATGCGATCGCGCTTGCGCATCCGCTCGGAATCGCGGCTTGCGCTATCTTTCGTGCTTCTTCCCGATGGGCCCGCATCGCCGCGGTTCCCTGCTCGCTCGCCGCAACCTGCCTTGCCTGCGCTCGATTCTCCTCCGCTGCCGCCTGCTCGCTCAGCTTCGTCACCGCTGCATTCTGCTGACCAATCACTTGCTTCATTGCGCCGTTGGCCTGCTCCATCTCGGCGACTTGCGCTCCCAGCGCCACTGCCTTCGCCCGCGCCGCGTCGCGCTGCTCGATCAGCAGCATCCGGTAGCTCAGCAGTCCCGCCACTAGCGCCAGGATTCCCAACGGCTTGTACAAGCTGCTCAGTAAGGTCAGTCCCATGTAATTCCGGAATGCTCGGCGCCTATTTCGGTATTCGCCCTCTTGTCATTCACGGCGCTGCTTTCGACTTCCTATTGCGCCGCCGGGCTCACGGCGCTGCTTTCGACCGCCGCCGCGACCGTCGCCGCCCCATGATCATCGATCGCAGCCGCATGCTTCTCGATCGCCCCTGCCAGTTTCTCCAACGCCGCCGCATGCGCATTCGCCTGCACGGCTGCCGCGCCGGAGTTTCCTCCGGCCGCCCGCTCGATCGCCGTCACCCGCAGCTCCAGGCTCTGCACCAGCGCGCTCACGTCGCTGGCGAGCTTCCGCCCATACATAGTCCCCAGCGCAAACCCGCCCAGCGCAAACGCCGCCATCTCACCGATTTCGCCGTAGATCATCTCGTCTCCTCTTGATACTCACTTGGCTCGCCCCTTGTGCCGCCTTGATCTTTGCCAATACTCACTCGTAAGCGCGGTTGAGCCAGCCGCGGATGAATTCCTCGCTCTCCCGGCTCCCTCTGCGCGCCGTCGCAATTACGCGGTAATACCCAGCCGCTTCCGACCGCAGCGCAGCCGCCAACGCTAATTGACTGACAACTCTGACCGCCGCTACGGTCGCCTTGCCGAGCGCTCCGTCCTCCGCGACTGCTTTCCCGCACGCCCGCAGCGCGCGCTGCAAACAGCGCGTCGCCGCCCCCGGTCCCATGTTTACTGCGAGGTCAAATACCTTCGCCCCGATCGGTCCGGGCAACTCGGCATACCGGAAGCGCTGCCACCAATCGCGATAGTAAATTGCCAGCGCTTCGTCCCGGCTCAGATTCTTGATATCCAGTGACGGATACTCACGCTTGCTTAGTCCGTAACGCGTCTCCCCGCCGGCGTCCGACGGATCGTTCACGTAGCCGCCTTCATCCGCCAGCAGCCGCTCGGCCGCCTTCAAAAATGCTGCCGGATACCCTGGCCCGCTACTCGCGTCGCCCGCTGCGCTCGACCCATTCATCACCGATGCAAGCTAGAGCACGGCCACGCTCCCCATAAGGGTGAAATATTTCCATTTCCTCTGTTGTCATTCTGAGCTCCATTAGGGAGCGAACGCTGGTGGAGCACAGCGGAACGAACCCGGGGGCGGCGGAGTCTGCGACGCGCGGCCAACACGTCCCGTCTGCGGTTCGCGTTTTCCTTGCTGTCATCCCGAAGGGAGCGAGCCGCAGACGAACGCAGTCGCGGGACCTACGCGAACCGATGGGACCGGAGCGCGTCTGTAAGCTGCGTTAAATGAAAGATCCCTCAGGCGAGTGCAGCCGGTGCCGTTGCTGCCTGTCGGCAGCGCACAAGCGCGCAGACGCGGCAAAGTCCACCACAGGCTGCCGATTCATCGAGCCTCGCTCTCCCTCCTTACCTTTCGTGGGATAGGCGCATCGCCCGAAATCGTGGTATGGTCCTGCGTGGCCAATCATGGCGCCAAGCCGCAATCCTCGCGACCGCCGGCTGCAGTTTGAAGAAGCCGCCCTGCCGCATCTCGATAGCCTCTATACCGCTGCCTTGCGCCTGACCCGCAATCCCGAAGACGGCAAGGACCTCCTTCAGGATACCGTCCTGCGCGCCTACAAGTACTTCGATCAATTCGAGTCAGGAACTAATTGCCGCGCCTGGATGTTGACTATTATGTACAACCTCTTTCGCTCGGCCTATCGGCGCGGCCATCGCGAGCAGCTCGCCGTCACCAGCGAGGAGTTCCAGCAAGAGGTCGAAGCGGATGCCGATAACGAGCGCGATTCCAGCGAAAACCCCGAGGAATTCGTAGCCCGGCGCAAGCTCGGCAGGATTATCGAACGTGCCTTAACCGATCTGCCCAACGAATTTCGCGAGGCCCTGCTTTTGGTCGATCTGCATGAACTCGATTACCAGGAGGTTGCGATGGTTCTCGAAATCCCGCTCGGTACCGTCAAATCGCGGGTCTCGCGCGGGCGCGCAATGATGCGCGTGGCACTCGAAAAGGCTGCCCTTACGAAAGGTAAAACAGGCACTTGA